TCATTACCATTAAGATACGAGATACTTAATGCATCAACAGCAACAGCAACCACATTAAAACAAGTTTGTTCTTCTGTAATATCAGAGGGAGGATATGATTTAAGAGGAGCTCAACAAGCTGTTGGCACACCTATTACTACTCCAAAAACATTTGCTGCAGCAGGAACTTATTATCCTATGGTAGGTATTAGATTAAAGTCTACTGCATTAGATGCTGTAGTTATAACTACAGCGGTATCTTTATTAGGATTAGGTAATGGTAAAAATTATGCATGGAGAATTGTGCAATCTGCTACAACAACAGGAGGGTCTTGGGTTTCAGCAGGAGTAGATTCATCTGTAGAATATAACCTTACAGGGACATCTGTTACGGGTGGTAGAATATTAGCACAAGGATATGTAAATTCATCTAATCAAGGTTCTCCAAGTATCAATATATTAAAAGAGGCAATATTTGCTAGTCAATTAGAAAGAAATACTTTTACAGGTGCACGTTTTGAATTAGTTATTGAAATGGCTATTGATGCTACAGGAGGAACTTTAGGAGCATATGTTTCATTAGACTGGGAAGAAGTAAGTAGATAAAAAATAAAACTATGAGTACACAAATACAAATATCATCATCAGGTGCGGCAACAGGAATCTGGGGTATATCAAATGCAAGTGGAGTATATACTTACTATGCTACTCTTACATTAGCTATGGCAGCTGCAACAGCAGGTCAAACAGTTGAAATGTTTGCAGATGTCACAGAAACAGGGGCGGTTACAATTACATTGAAAGATGGAGTTACAATTAATGGAAATGGTCATACTTATAATCATACTCAATCTGGAAATTCAAATACATTTAATACAAGTTCTGCTGCAGGAACATTTAGAGTATACAATCTAAATATAATAAGAACAAATGCTACTGGAGGAGTTGTTTTAGTAAGTGGAGGTTCTTTATCTTCACCACTACAAACTTTTTATTTAGATGGAACAACAATTACTTGTAATAATACGGCAGTGTATACAAGTGCTTATTATACTGTAAGAAAGTTTTATAATTTAAATATCATCATAACTGGTTCAGGACCTGCTATTTCTCAATTTCAAGATTCAATAAATGCTTATAATTTTAATATAAGGGCATTAAGTACCTGCACTGCTGTTTGTATTTCTGGTGTTGAAGCAATTTTTAATTCAAATATAGAACATGAAGGTTCTCCTGCTGGATTTGCTATTATAGCAAATTCTACTTTATATGACTGTAATGTAATTTCAAGAGGTTCAACCCCATGTATTGCTACCAATGGTAGAGCTTATAACACATTATTTTATTGTGCTGCTGGTTCATGTACGTATGTTAATAATATAGAATTTAATCTTTGTACATTTATAAGTGCTGGAGGTTATGGTACATATACAGAAGCTACAACTTATTATAAAAATTGCTCTGTTATTTCTACTGCAAATTATGGAGTTGTTGGCGGAACTTTTTATAACAGTTCAATTATTTCTTCAGTAAATGTTGCATCATATAATCCTATATTAGAAAATTGTGTTTCTCATTGTTTATGGAACAATTCAGGAGGACATTCTTATTTTACCAACCAAAACAATTTAGCTTTAAAAAATTGTTCTTTTAAAGTTACAAATACTTCTGCAAATTGTTTAAACACGGCTATTGCAAGAACAGTTAAATATGCAAATAATGCATTTGATGGTGCAACAACACCAGTTAATGCAAACATTACTCAAGGAATTATAAATACACAAGATAATCAAGGAAACATATTAATATAATAAGCTATGGATAATTTACAACAAATAGTATTACAAGAAACTACTGCTCCATTTGTAAGAGCATTAGCACAGTATGGAACAGGATTTATGCCTGAGAATCAAATAGAAGTAATCTACTCTGAGTTATCAGATTCAGATAAAGCTATTTGGGATGCTTTTGTAACAATGATTAAATCTAAGAACTAATGGCAGTAACATCAGTAACAACAACAATGGCAGGAGCTATTAACTACACAGTAGTTACTGATACTTCTGCAGATTGGGCTAGTGTAGCTAACTCTACTTATTTTTATGATAAAGTAACTAAGTTAGTATATTATAAAGATGCTAATGGAGTAGTTCAAAATACATATAGAACTCTTCCATCTGTTCAAGCTGTAACTAGTGCAGCAACAGTAACTCCAACCGCTAATGATGACTTAGTAGTTATCACAGCTCAAGCAGCTGCATTAACCTTAGCAGTTCCTACTGGAAGCCCTGTTCAAGGTCAAGCATTAATGATAAGAATCAAAGATGATGGAACAGCAAGAGGAATTACTTGGACAACAGGAGCAGGAGGATATAGAGCAATAGGAGTAACTTTACCTACTACAACTGTAATAAGTAAAACAACCTATGTTGGATTTATTTATAACTCAACAGACTCCCGTTGGGATGCAATTGGTGTAACAACAGAAGCATAAGATGAGTTACTACCCATTAATATCTATAATGCCAAAAGCTGCGGGATTTGACCCCGATGCACAAGCATTCATAACAGCTGCTTCAATAACAGACCCTACACAACAAACTGCTATTAATACTTTAGTAGTTGACTTGAAAGGTTATTCTATATGGACTAAATTTTCAGCTTTGTATCCTTTTGTTGGTGGTACGGCTTCAACGCACAAGTTTAATTTAAAAAATCCTTTAGATACAAACGCAGCATTTAGGCTTTTATTTAGTGGAGGTGGTACGCATTCAGTAAACGGATACCAAACAAACGGTATTAACGCTTTTGCTGAAACTAATTACAACCCGTCAATTAATTTAACAAGCCAAAATAGTAACCATATTTCTATTTATTCAAGAACTAATAATATAGGTGGTATTGATATGGGAGGAGGTTTTGGTTCTGTTTTAGTTGACCTTGAACTAAATTACGCTGCAACATCATACAATTGGAATATGGCAGCTAATTTTAGCCATACAAATTCTAATTCAACAGGCTTTTATGTTAATACAAGAACGGCATCAAATGCTTTTAAATTAATAAAAAACGGAAGTACTGTTTTAGGTAGTTCAACGGGTGCGGCTGGAGCAACAAAACCTAATACTACATATCATATCGGTAAAAGAAACTACGACCTACTTTGGACTAATAGACAATATGCCTTCGCATCAATTGGTGACGGCTTAACAGATGCCGAAGCACTTAACTTTTACACAGCGGTACAAGCATTCCAAACAACTTTAAATCGCCAAATCCCTTGATAATATGATTGTATTGTTGTATATTTGTATTATGGGAAGATGGAATAATATGAAGCCATTAGATGTTGATTATATAAAATCAAACTATGGTAAAAAGCCTATGCATGAAATTGCAAAGGACTTGAATGCAACAACTGATAGAGTAAGACGTGTATTAAAAATGCATGGAGTTGCTATGCTTAGCAAAACTGAAATGTATAAAAATATAAATCTTTTAAGATTTTCTTATGAAGATGATTTGTGTAATGATTACATAAGTGGAATGACACAAACAGCATTAGGTAAAAAATATAAAATAGGTTCTGAAAAAGTTAGAATACTTCTTGATAGGAATAATGTTAATAGAGAAATAGGGTCAGGTAGTGGAACTAAAAACGCTTGGAGTAAAGGGGTTAGACAACCAAGAAATTGTAACAAAGGAGGAACTAATGATATTCATAATGCTTTGTATGGAAGATGGAAGGCAAATGCAAAATCAAGAAACTATCCATTTGAAATATCAATAGAATATTTGCAACAACTATTAGAAAGTCAAAATTATAAATGTGCTTATACTAATATGGATATGCTTTGTCCTAAAACATATAATGAAAAAAGAGAAGTGACTTCAAGTCCTTATTTAATTTCTTTAGATAGAATTGATAATGAGTTTGGATATATAGAAAGCAATGTTCATTTTGTTTGTGTATGGACTAACAAAGCAAAGGGAGCTTATTCTCATGAAACATTTAAAGATATTTTGAGTAACTTTAGAAACGTATAATGAAACTAACAGATTTAACAACAGAACAAAGGTTAACCTATGTAGGACTATTGACAGAGGTACAGAAAGACGAATTAGTCGGTCAATGGTATGCACCAGATTCTTATTTTAACCCAATTCAGGACTTGAATGATAATTGGATTATTTCAGTAGAAGAAATGGAGCAATGCGTTAACCCTGATTATCTTTGGGTTAAAGACCTTGACTTAATACCATACGAACCAAAACCAACACCACCACCTTTTGAATAAATAAAATTATTATTTTTACAACATGAAACAGATACTCACAAAAATAGTAGGAGCAGCAGGTTATAGAGATGTAGATCATTTTGTGGATAGTTCATTTCATCCGCATTTAACAGGAACTTGCGCTACTGTAAGTACAGTATTCGCTGGATTAGCTTACTATTTTAACGCTGTATTTGGTATTGTGTTGCCTGTAGGTATCGGTATTATTTTATTATTTGGTCTTGAGTTCTATACGGGATTAAAAGCTTCAAAGGTTGAAGGAAGAAAGTTTGACTCAGAGCTTTTTGGTAAGGGTTGGTTTAAGTTATTTGTTTATATGCTTATGATTGGTATCTCTCATGCTATGGCAAACAACATTGAAATCAAACCTATATTTGGAGTTACATTTAATGTATATGAGTGGCTGCATTATGCATTCTACAATTACATTATAATTAACTTAATCTGGTCTAACTTAGAGAACTTTAAGAGATTAGGATGGACAGAGTATTCTCCAATCTTAAAGAAGCTTTCTAAGTATATTAAAGATGAACCTATTAAAATAAATAACGATGGAAAAGAATCTTAGAGAAAGATGGAATGCTAAGACGCCTAAGTTTTGGAAAAGAGTTCAACGTTGGGCAATTATTAGTGGAGCTGTTGCTGGAGCTATTATAGCTGCTCCTGTAGCTTTACCTGCTGCATTAATAACTACTGCTACTTATGTGGCTGCAATTAGTGCTACTATAGCTACTACATCACAATTAACTGTTGAAGACAAGAAAGAAAAAGAAATTGTAAATTCCTAAATAAAATAAAAATGAAAAAGAAAGAAGTAAAAATTAAAGATATTGAGGTTGAAGTAAAAACTAAAAAAGTCACTGCTAAAGTAAAAAAGGAAGGTAACAATATTGATGTAGTAGTTGACACTCCTAAAGTAGACGTAGAAATCTACTCTACTGAAGAAAAAAAAGAATTCAAACTAGATAGTGAAAAGTTAGACGTTAATGTAGTTAAAACTGAAGAAGGTACTACTGTAACAGTTGATTCTAAAAATCCTTTATTAAAAATTGCAGGTAAAATATTATCCAAAGTTTGGGTTAACAAATTCAAGAAATAATAACCTGCAATGAAAAATTTACCAAAAGAAGAGTTATTAAGCAGGCTTGAAGCAATTAATAGAAGCAATGCTATTATTTACTTTGATCTTGGAGGCACCATCACAGGTGTTAATGACATTTTTTTGGAAGCCATGGGTTACGGTAAAGGTAATCATGAAGACATTATAGGTAAACACCATAGCATTTTTGTATGTGATGATTACTCAAGATCACTTGAGTATGAGAAGTTTTGGGATATCTTAAGAAGTGGTAAGTATTACACTGGAGAGTTTGAAAGAAGAAGAAAAGATGGGAGTCTTATAAATCTTCAAGCAACTTATAATCCTATTTTAAATGAGGATGGTAAGATTACCAAGATAATGAAAATTGCTACTGACGTTAGTGTAATTGTCAATAGTAAGAAACAGATAGATGCAATCAATAGAAGCACTGCTTTAATTAGCTTTAACATAGATGGTTTTATAATAGATGTAAATTCTATATTCTTAGAAACCATGGGTTATAAAGGCAATGAAAAAGCCAAAGTCATTGGAAAGCATCACAGTGTTTTTGTAAGCTATGAGTATTCTAAGTCTGATGAGTATGTTAAGTTTTGGGAAAGCTTAAAAAAAGGTAAGTACTTTGATGGAATCTTTGAAAGAAAAAAGGTAGATGGTTCTACTGTTTATCTTCAAGCATCTTACAATCCTGTATTTGACAGCAAAGGAAATATTACAGATGTAGTTAAAATTGCAACTGATGTTACTGAAGCTGTAAATAATGAAAAGAAAATAGAAGATCTTTCAAAGAACTTACAAATTGAACTTGATAATTCTCAAAAGCTTAAGAATGCAATAGAGATAGAAAAAGATGCAGCTTTAAATGACTTAGATGTAATGATGAAAAAAAGTCAAAGTGAGCTGATAAAAATTATTGTCAAAGTTGCATTGTCTGTTATAGTTGGGGTTGGAGTTGTAACGACAGTATTATACTGGATGGCTATTATAACAAATCAAGACACACAGATTATTGGTTCAACATGGAGTAACATGTTTAGTGTATTATTAACAAATGCCTTTTCAATAGTTGGTACAATCATGGGTATCAAGTATGCTACTCAGGAAGGCGGTAAAGAAAAAAAATAAAATTATGAAAAAGATTTTTAAAGAATTAGTATCAGATGCTAATGAGATAAATGAGCAAAGCTTTGTTGGAGTAGTAGCATTTTTTGCTATGGTATTTATTTTAATAGTTGATGTAGTTACAGGTATTTGGGGTAAAGAACTTGTCATAAAAGAATTTATCTTTGATGGCTTTATGATCATTACTCTTGGAGCCTTTGGAATTACTACAGCAGGTAAAGTTTTATCACATAAAAAAAATAAAAAAGATGAAGATAACCAAGACGGGGAAAGCGGGAATTGAGATGATTAAAGCTTTTGAAGGGTTTAGAGGAACTCCTTACAAATGTTCTGCAGGTGTCCCTACAATAGGATATGGAGCTACTTTTTATCCAGGTGGTAAAAAGGTAACAATGACAGATGCAGCTATAACAGAAGAACAAGCTGTTGAACTGTTAGCAAACATGCTTGTTAGTTTTGAAAAGTATGTAGATAGCTATTGTGTAGATACTATCACACAAAATCAGTTTGATGCATTAGTTTCATTTGCTTACAACTTAGGACCAGCAAATTTAAAATCTTCTACATTACTTAAAAAAGTAAATGCAAATCCTAATGATGAGTCAATCAAATTAGAATTCCTAAAGTGGGTTAAAGCTGGAGGTAAAACATTAAAAGGTCTTGTAAGAAGAAGAGAGGCTGAAGCAGAATTATACTTTAAAAAATAGAACCATGCAATTAAGTAAAAATTTATCATTAGCAGAAGTAACAAGAAGTGAAACTGCAAAGAGAAAAGGAATTAGCAATATGCCAACTCCTGAGCACATTGAGAACTTTAAAAAGTTAGCTGAGAATGTCTTTCAGCCAATCCGTGAGCACTTTGGTGTTCCTATTCATATTTCATCTGGATACAGAAGCAAGGCTTTGAATACTGCTGTAGGAGGAAGTTTGTCTTCACAACATTGTCAAGGTGAAGCAATTGATATTGATATGGATGGTACTACAGTTACTAATGCTCAAATCTTTAACTTTATCAAAGACAATTTAAATTTTGATCAAATGATTTGGGAATTTGGTACAGATGTTAATCCTGACTGGGTTCATGTATCTTATGACTCTGCAGGTAAACAACGTAAACAAATTTTAAAAGCTATTAAAAAGGGTGGGAAAACAATCTATGCACCTTATAAATAAAAAGTAATGAAGATAAGAAACAATTGGAAAGGGTCAAGAAGACAATGGGATAAATTAATGATTAGACTTAGAATATCTAGTGTTGATTTATTTACTTTAGAAATTGATATCTCAAGAGATTTTTACTTATTTACTTTGTTAAATTTTACCATTAAAAATAGGTAATCATGGCTAAAATAAAAGACACAACTGGAGGAGTAAAAGCAAAAGTAAAAGTATCTCGTCCAGGCGTACATTCTAAAACTCGTACTTCTAAATTAAAAACTTCTAAAAACTACCGTAAATTAAATAGAGGTCAAGGAAGGTAATCTTTTAAAATAAACTTATATATTTGCTATTATGTTGTCACTATACGATCTTTGTGCGCAATTAGATGAAGCGTTAGCAATTAACTCTATAGAATCCTCTTTCTCATATGATTTCTATACAGATTTAATTAATGGCCAAAGATCTTTATGGTTAAGAAACGAATATGATAAAAATCGTAGTATTGATCCATATGTGTTACAAAACATAAATTGCGCAGAATTAGAATTAGTTAATCCTATAGATTGCTGTATTGATGTTCCAGATGCTTGTAAAGTATTAAGAACTAAAAAGAAAATTCCTAATACTATTGAGTTCTTTTACACAAAAGGAATTGTTACAATAGGATCTGCTGATATAATGAAACCTAGAATTTCTTTAATAGATTATTCTAGAGTACCTTATGTAGGCCACGGAAGAACAACAGGTAAAACTGTTTATGCATTTTTATACGATCAATATATTTATTTAGTAAGTAGAGATTTGTCTTATACTTTTATGAAGTACATTACAATTAGAGGAATTTTTGAAGATCCAACTTCTCTTTCTGACTTTACTAATTGTACAAATGGACAAGCATGTTGGTCACCTCACGATCCTTACCCACTAAACCAATGGATGTGGGAATATATGAAGCCGTTTATTGTACAACAATTAATGCAAAAAGGAGCTAACCAATATGACGATGCTAATGATGCAGATGACCAAAAAGCAGACAGACCAACAGCACCAATAAATGAGTAATATACAAAGAGGAAAAGGAAAAAATTTAGGTAGTATTAAAAAGAAAGATTTTTATAAATACTATAAAGAGAATGCAAGATTACCTAAATTAGAAAATATTAAGTATAATAATTTTTTAAAAGATCTACTAGAAGCGTTTAGTAGAGCAATAGTTGAAGAAGCTTTAGAATTAAAAATTAATCAGATAGGAAAAATTAGAATTAAAACTAAAGTTTTAAATTTAATTAAATCTAATGGAGAACTAAGTAAGCTAAAAGTAAATTGGAAAGCTACTTGGGATTATTGGTTTAGTAAATATCCTGGTTTAACTAAAGAGCAAATAGTAGAGGAAAAGAATAAGAAATTATTGTACCACGATAATGAGCACAGCAATCAAGAATACTATGTGCATTATTGGAATAATTTTACTAGTAATTTAAAGTATAAAAGCTTTTATGATTTTAAATCATCAAGACAATACTCTAGATTATTAGCACAAATAATTAAAGACCCAAACAGAAAAATATTTTATTATGGATGAGATCATGGAATCAGAAGGAAGTAAAGCAGTAGAGTCTACTGTAAAAACTACCCGCAAAGAATTTGAAGATGGATCTTCAGAAGAGATTCGTGTAGAACAAGTTGATGGCGGTTTTATTAAAACTATCTGCAAAAAATACAAAGATAAAGATGGTTGTTGGCAATGGGACGAAGAAAAATCTGTTCACACTGAAGACCCAATGAGAGATAACTCAACAGAAGGAATTGTATCTCGTTTAGAGCAAGTCCTTAAAAATATGTAAAATGTACGCAGGAAAAACCGTTTCATACAAAGCAATAGTCGATAAAACCATCAGAGACTTTGGTTTTAACTATGATATCCATGAAGAAGAAGGATTAGAGTGGTTAGCTGAGTTTATGGCCCATACCAATGTGGGAGTAGTTTTAGAAGAAAAGATTGCTTACATACACGCATGTGACGGTAGAGGAGAGTTACCATTTGACCTACATAAAAT